AGAACCACCACATTCTTTACATATTGATTTAAATTTTCTATGTTCGCAAAATGCAGAACCACCACATTCTTTACATGTTGATTTTATTCTTCCATGTTCGCAAAATGCAGAACCACCACATTCTTTACATCTTGATTTCTGTTTTCCATGTTCGCAAATTTGAGAACCACCACATTCTTTACATTGTGATTTTCTTTTATTATGTTCACAAATTTGTGAACCAACACATTCTTTACATTCTGATTTTCTTTTATTATGTTCGCAAATTGAAGAACCACCACATTCTTTACATTGTGATTTTCGTTTTCCATGTTCGCAAAATGAAGAACCACCACATTCTTTACATCTTGATTTTCGTTTTCCATGTTCGCATTTGCTCATTATTAAATTATATAATTAACATTTATATGATTTAATTATTTCAATTTTTATTTTTTATCTTCTTTTGAATTAACTAAATAGTATCCATGATACCCAATTGCTGCAAATCCCAACATCAATAACATTTCAAAAAACCGCCTTGATGTTTTATCTCTATTATATCCAATATAAACTAATAATGGACCCACAATAAAAATATGTATCAAATTTATCCAATAAGGTTTTTTAGTTTTCATATAATTATAAGTTTTATAAATATGATACAATATAATTATACCACCTAGTGACATCAATATTGGATACATAATTTTAGGAATTGTATCGCGTTTAATACCTACATAAATAAATAAACTTCCAACAATAAGTATATGAAATAAATGAACATAGAAACTAGGATTCATAATTAAGGTTTTTATTTTATTTTATTTTATCAATATATATAAATGACTTTAAATTATGAAAATACCGAAACTACACATACACAAAATGGTGGAAAAATTGTGCGTAAAGTTTCTATCAAAAATGGAAAAGGATATAAAAGCGTAACTAAATACCATAAAGGCAAAAAAATAGGTTCTTCTAAAAAGAAAATTCATAAATCACACATTTCTATGATTAAATTTAAAAAATTTATACCTGGACTATTCAGAGATTGTAAATGTGGAACACGTAAAAATAGAAAATAGAAAATAAAAATAGAGAGAAAAAATTGTGTTTTAATATATTTTTATTTAGATAAATGATCCAATGCTGATAAAAGTACCATTTCTTGATCAGTCAATTTTTGAAATATTAAATTTTTATCAAATGATATTTGAAAATATTTTATTTTGTATCCATAATTTTTACATACACAATAGACTCCTTCATCTTTTATTTTCATTTCACAAAAGATCGCACCTTGTTTTAAATAAATACTTGATGGATTATCGATATTAATCCACCTAATATGTGCACCATATTTAAGTTCATTCATTTCATCTACATATTTATAATTTTTTAGTTTATTAAATAGTTCTGTTGTATCTTCTTTAGATAATTGTAACTCTTTTAAAATTTGCCAATTCATTTCATATATTTTATCTGTTGTAAAATTCATAAGTGTTTCATTTGATTCATCTTCCAATGCTTTTAATAATTTATTGACATCCATTATAATATAATTAATATAAATATATAAGACAATATATTTATATTTATATTTGTTTTTTAATAGTTATATAGTGTTTTTATTTTACCAACTACCAAAACTTCCACCTCCTAAAAGCGAATTTGCCGCCATTGGTTCATTAATAAAACCTTCTGTACCTCCTGGTGTAGCCGCGCCAACCAATGGGGTTGTATCTTGTCTATACATATTGTTATAATTTGGAAGTTGTTGTGTAGATGCTGGTTGTTCATATGCAGGCAATGCACTTATAGCTGTACCTTCCGTATAAGAAGGTTGGCCAGTTATTTGACCCATTTGTTGCTGTCCAGAAATAGGTTGTGAAACTTTTACGTTACCAGAGTTTTTACCATTATTTTTATTTTTAGAATCATTTTTACCATTCCATAATTCTGAAAGACGATCTACTAAAATACTCACTTTCTCTCCTAGTTTTGTTTGTAAACTCATCGTAATCATCAATATTGCTAAAACAATAAAAATAATATGGAAATCAGGGTATTTTGTTTTACTATAAGTGGGAATAAATGTGATAATTCTATGAACTAATAGTAAACCCAAAAATGTTACAATTATTTGAATTAATATTTCAGCTACAATTTCCATAGAAGATTTTTTATCATCCGCTTCTGGAACATATTTACCAATTCCTTTATTCAATATAACTACAGGAATAATTGCTAACATAATGTATTGTAATGTATTTAATATTTCAGATTTTGATTCATCGTCAAAATTAAAAACATGTTTGAAAAAATTTGTATTTGATTCATCTGAAGATTCCATATCCCTATAGGGTATAATTAGAAATTAAAATACTAAATTCAGTATTAAATAAAATAATTTAAAGTATTCTAAATATTTAAAATCAATATAACATAATAATTGTTCAATTTAGTGTAAATATATTAAAAAATAATACTAATTAAGATAATATAAAATATCTAAAGTAGAAAATAAAATATAATATTTAATTATTTAAATGAAGATTATTGTAGCAAGATATAATGAAAATGTTGAATGGACTAAACAATTTCAAAATGTCATAATTTATAACAAAGGTGAAAAAATACTTGATGATTATTATGATCAAATTTTATTAAATAATGTAGGAAGAGAAAGTCATACTTATTATAAATATATTTATGATAATTATTACAACTTAGAAGATTATACAATTTTTTTACAAGGTAATCCATTTGATCACTCTCCCAATTTATTAGAAAAAATACATTCATATAAATATTTGTATAATTCTTCATTAAAAGTTGAACCTGAACCTGAAATAGAACCTGAAATAGAACCTGAAATAGAACCTGAATTACAACCTGAATTACAACCTGAATTAGAACCTGAATTACAAGTGGAACCTGAAACAGAATTACAAGTTGAACCTGAATTAGAACCTGAAACAAAATTTGAATTAGAACCTGAATTACAAGTGGAAGCTGAAACAGAATTTGAACCTGAAACAGAAGAACCTAAATTAGAAGTACAAAAAGAGGTAATTATTAAGGATTTTGTATCATATTTGAATTTTGATTTTGATTTTTTAAGTGAATGGATAATTAATTGCAACTTAAATGGTTGCCCTTTTCACCCTGATTTACCTTTAATAGATGTATTTGAACAATTATTTAACGAAAGAAAAGAATGTATGGAATTTATTTTTGGTGCTGGTGCACAATTTATTGTTTCTAAAAAATTAATTTTGAAAAGATCAAGAGAATTTTATTTGAAAATTATTCAAATTTTAGAAAAAGATATAAATCCAATTGAAGGTTTTGTTATTGAGCGTTTTCATAATTTGATTTTTAATTATTAAATTACAAAAAATATATTAGGTAGATGCGTAAGTAATTTAAAAACAAATTGTTTGTAATTATTATTATGAGTTCAAGATCACTCGCTGCTGCTAGAGCTAGACGTGCTGGAGAAAATGCTCCAACAATATCAGGAAATCGTCCGGTTACTTCAATTGGATCTTATGCTGCATTTTCTCCACCTCCACAAGTGCAACAAAATGTTAGACCTCTTAGAGGACAACAACAACAATATCAGCAACAACAACCACAATATCAGCAACAACAACCACAATATCAGCAACAACCACAAACAACCCAAAATGCTTTACCATTTACTAAATTAAGTATTTCAGATGCAATTGGATTAGTTACACTACGTTTAGGACGTGTAGAGCAATGGATAATTGAAACTAATCATGAAAATAGTGAAAATGAAGAATTTAATAACTTATCAGAAAATTCTAGAATTGTTGATAATAGTGTATTGACAAATTTTATTAATAGATTAGATACAATTGAAAAGAGAGAACATACTGGTAGTATAGATAATGAAGCAGTTACAAAACTTTCAGAAGATTTTACTAAAATGAATGAACAACTTAATAAAATTTTAGAAGAAGCATCTAAACATTCTTTAGTTACTTCTAAACATACTGAACAATTATATAGATTTGAGAGAGAACTTGTTGAAACAAAAGATATTTTGAAAACATTTATGTTAAAATACGATATGTTTACAAATGAAATAAATGACAAATTAGGTGATTATGAATATGCTATTTCTGAAATAGAAAAAAATGTTATTCCAAATAATATAGCAGAAAATACACAAGAAAATATACAAGAAAATATACAAGAAAATATACAAGAAAATATACAAGAAAATATACAAGAAAATATAGAAGAAAATATAGAAGAAAACAACGAAATATTATCTCAAAATATAATACCCGATTTAAAAAATATTATTAAATTAGAATTAGCTTCAGATAATTAGATAAAAATAATATAAAAATATAACTATAATAATAATAATGTCAAGAGACTTATCATTAGTAATTCCTAAAATTATAGAGTTAATACCAGATAATGAAGAAAAATTATTAAATGAATTAAACGAGTATTTAAATAATAATTTAGCATATAAACCTCCTGAATTAAGAAATTCTAAATATTGTTGGATACCATTTATAAATATTTTAAATGTTAATATACCAAATATAGAATTAGAATGGCAAAAACAAATAGAAAAAATATTAAATATTGAAGAAGAATAAATTAAAAGATATTAAATAAAATTCATAATATTATTATATGAATTTTATAATTAGCGACAAAGATAAAAAAGAATTATTTATATCTCTTTTTCAAATATTAAAAAATTGTTCTTCTAATATTTCTTGTATTTTTGAAACTGAATTTCTTCATATTCAAGGAATGGATAAATCACATGTATGCTTGTTTGATCTTAAAATAAATAAAGAATGGTTTCATAATTATAATTTAAATGAAACAAAAAAAATTTCTTTTGATTCTAATATATTTCATTCTATTATTAGTATAAAATCTGAAAACCAAGATTTACTTTTTAATATGACAGATGATAATGAAGACATACTTCATATACATTTTGTAACTACTTTAGAAAAAATTAAAGAAGAAGATTTGATTATAAAAGAAGAAAAATCAAAAAAAACAAAAGAAACAAAAAAAACAAAAGAAACAAAAGAAAAAAAAGAAAAAAATGAATTAAAAAAATTTTTTAAAATGCCTCTACAAGAATTTGATTATGAAGAAATGAATATACCACATGTAGAATATGATGCTGAATTTACATTGTCTTCAAAAATTATTAGTGATATTTTTTCTCAACTAAATAATTTTGGCAATGATATAATTATAAAATGTAATGAAGAATCTGTATATTTAAATACAAATAGTATATCAGGCGACATGTCTGTTGAAATACCAATAGATGATTTATCTAGTTATAGTATTTTTGAAGGTGAACAATTAGAATTAAGTTATAGTTTAATATATATAAACAAGATGTGTATTACAAATAAATTGACTCCTGAAATAGATTTCTCATTGAGTAAAAATTCTCCTATGAAAATAAAATATAATTTAGGAGATAATAGTCATATTTTATTTTATATCGCTCCCAAAGTAAACGATTAAAATTTATTTTCTATTACTTCGTTCTAGTTTATAAAAATTATTATTATTTTTATGTAATATTATAATGAAAATGATTATTGCTTTTTTTATATTTTGTTTAGTTTTATTTATTTATTTACATATTCAATTTCATTTAAAAACTAGCGAAGATCTTGAAATGTATGAGGTTGATGACCCTTCTAAAGATAAATTAGAAGAAATTTGTGATATTAGACAACCCATTTTATTTGATTTTGATTGTAGCAAAATTATGGAATTAACTAGCAAATCATACATAACTAATTATTACAATGCTTTTGAAATTAAAATTAGAAATTCTAAAGAAACAGACCCTAATACAGAATTATATGTATTATTACCATTACATAGTGCCGTAAAATTATTTGATCAAGATAATAATTCGCTTTATTTTACAGAAAATAATAAAGATTTCTTAGAAGAAACAGGTGTTATTAAAAGTTTTAAATATAATGATGAATTTTTACGACCACCTATGGTTTCTAATTGTAATTACGATATAATGATGGGGAGCAATAATACATTCACACCATTTAGATATGAATTAAATTATAGAAATTATTTTATTTTAACTCAAGGATCTGCACAAATAAAATTAGCATCACCTTCTTGTATTAAATATTTATATCCTATGTATGATTATGAAAATTTTGAATTTAAATCACCTGTTGATCCATGGAATCCACAACCTAAATTCAAAACTGATTTTGATAAAATTAAATGTCTTGAATTCACATTGACACCTGGTAAAACTCTTTTTATTCCTGCTTATTGGTGGTACAGCATCAAATTTAATAATGAATCCAGTATTTCTTGTTTTTATTACAGAACATATATGAATAATGCAGCTATTTTACCATATGTTTGTATGCATGCATTACAACTTCAAAATATTAAAAGAAATATAGTACAAAAATCAAGCATTACAGAATTAAATAAAGATGTTATTACTACAGAAAATAATGATAATCAAATTGATAATCATAATAACGAATTTAATGAGAACGAATTTAATGAGAATGAATTTAATGGGAACGAATTTAATGAGAATGAATTTAATGGGAACGAATTTAATGGGAACGAATTTAATGATATTGATATTAAAATAGGAACTGATATTAATGATCTTCCTGAAATAAATAATATCGATTAATATTATAAATGTTCTCTTTTCTTTTTGGTAAATCAAAGAAACGCGTTAAAAAAACAAAATTTAGCAAAAAAACTAAAAAAACTAAAAAAGTTAAAAAAAGTAGAAAAAATAAAAAACAAAAGGGTGGTTGAGGCGGTATTCCAAATAATATACCTGTAACAAATACTTATTCATAAATAAAAAAAAATAATTTTATTGAATGACAATATTTTTATTTAAATAAAAAAAATATTTGATAAATAAAATTTTATAAAAGGTGTAAATTTATAAATGAATTTAGTTTAAATAGATAAGTTTTCTATCTCTAAATTAATATCATAAGTTCGTGTTTTTATTGTTTTAATTTCACTTCTACAATAAGAACAACATTGTTTTGTTAATTTATTACTTTCAACAATTTTTATAAAACAACTTTTACAAAATTCGTGCTGACAATCTAATTCAATAAACATATTTTTTTTAAAATCTTCATAACATATACAACAATTAACACTTTCAATTTCTTCTTCTTCTAATTCTTTGAATGAACACATTATTCCGTATTTTTCTAAAAAGTTTTGTTTTATTGAACTTTGATATATAATATTAAATAAATTATTAAATGTATTTTGATAATATCTTGCATTTATTAATGTTTCTTGATCTGTATAATTTATAAGATATGGTACACTATCTCCATCATATTCTATAAGAGATGGCATACTATCTCCATCTGAATCTACTTCGTGCTGTATTAAAGTTGTTTCTTCAGTATTATTATTTATAAAAAGATCATAATTTATTACAATATTGAGATATTTATTATAT